CCGTAGGGAAACGGGTAGTCTATGGCCATAATGCGCTAGAGATCCTGAAGGAAGTAGAAAGAACTAATATTTTTACGGCCTTGATTGGACGCGGTAAAGGTGAACAAGTTTCAAGCGCTGAAGAAAGCGGAAAAGGTGGGGACGGTTACGGCCGGAAAATTACCTTTGAAGATGTGGTATGGTCCAAAGCTAAAGGGGACCCGCTGGATAAACCAAAAGGCCAAAAATACCTAGAAATTCCTGAAATGACTAGGACTTACGGGATCAAAAATCCAGACGGTACCATGAGGCCTAAAATTGGTTTTACCGATTTTAATGAGGAAGAAGACCCGAACGAATTAATCAAACTTACTTACCAAACCTTGATCAATTCAGCACGTCCGCAATTAACCTTGAAGACTTCAAGCGTTTATTTACGGGGTGTGAAAATCGGGGACACTATCCGAGTGGTCCGACATGACAAAAAGTTAGACTATGATACACGGATTTTTGAGATCACCTTCAACCGTTTAAATGATCAGTCTAGTGATATCAAGCTAGGGGATCAGATCGGTGAAAGTTCATCTTCCAAGGCTCAGGCCGTGGCAGATAAAGCGGTAGAAGAATTTATCAATAATGAATTTAATAGCTTTATTGAAAAGTTACCGGACTTTATCAAGACAGCAGACGGCTTTAACACCAATTGGTACGGCGCTGAAGATCCTACAAAGAAATACCCTAAAAAAGTATTGATTAATGATATTTGGTACAAACCGGACCCGGAACATGAAGGCCATAAAATCATGTACCGCTGGACCGGGGAAGTTTGGGAAGAAATCCTAAGAACTTACAACGAAGTGAGTTTGAGGGAAGCGATTGATCAGAAATTCAATGAGCTAAAACAGGCCATGGATCAACAAAGCGTAAAGACTGAACAACAGATCAATAACGCTTTGAATAAATCCGGCCTTGGTAAACTTGCGGACGACGCAAAAAAGATCGCTGAACAAGCTAAAGGCGAACTTGAAACGATCAAACAGCAAAACCAAACGGCCAAAAATGAGCTGACTACTTTCAAAGAGAAAGTCCAAGCGGATTTGGACGGGAAACCAAGCCTTTCAAAAGTAACCGAACTGATTGACGGGGTAAAAGAACAATTTACTACAAATATCGGTTTAAGAAACTACGTTTTAGGCACCAAAAACCCCGTAAATGCTGGTAATGATGTAAAACTTTACACGTTTTCAAAAGATTCCCACGGCTGGGGGACAGATCAAAAACTAAGACTTTCTTTTGATTATCAGGCTGAAAATAGTGTTCAGAAATTCCGGATTAACCGGGTAGTAAGATACAAAAATGGTCAGGCACAATGGGATTATGCAATGAACAACCTTACCACAGGTAAACAATTCATTGATGTTTCTAGCGAAAAAACCGGAAAGTATTCAGAGCCGTTTATTTGGAAAGGTTACACCAAGGGAAACCCTGAAGACATTGAAAGCATTGAATTTTATTTAAACCTTGATGAAGGAAGCGGGAATGTACAGATTAAAAATTTGATTGTTTCCGCTGGAACTAATGAAACTGATTGGGTCCCAGCCCCGGAAGATCAAGAGTATTTAGTAACACAGGCACAAGCTGAATTTGAAAGAACAGCGCAAGGACTGAAGACTAAATTAGACACGATTTCTACAAACTTCAACCCGGACGGAACCACTTCAGAAAAGTTCAACCGCTTTTTGGAAACTAAAACCGCTGAAGGTATCAGCCGGGAACGTGCTGAATTTGGGAAAAATTACGTCGCGAAAAATACTTATAATGAGAAAATTAATGAGATTGAACAGAAGTTTAATCAAACAGATGGGCAATTATCACAGTTTGCGACTTATAAGAACGGCTTGGACGGTCAGTATGCGACAATCACAAGGGAGCTTTCAGACAATAAGCGGGCTTATAGTGATTTTGTCCGGACGTCGGATGTATTCGTTCAGGCCTTTGGCACCGTAGGGAGTGAAATAGCTAGTAATATTTCCCGAATGGTTTTGAATGATCAAATTTTTCAAACGGAAGTTGGAAAATATGTAACAGATGATAACAACTTGATTGTCAATTCAATGACTATGGTAACCAATACCCTTGTTAATGCAAACAGAAACGGCGTAGAAGTTGCCCTAAATGATGGAGTATTTAGCATTAAGGCGCAAGGTTTAACCGGGTATAACTTCACCGGCTTTTCATTGCCTATCTATGTCAAGAAAATTTATCGCGGTGAAACCTATACCCTAGGTTTTAAATACCGCTTTAAAGCTTACCCGGACCATTCGTTTGCCTTTAATGTGAAAAATCACAAATTAAATAAGATTTTGCTAAATGCTGAAATAGGAAAAAATAGACCGCCTTTGGACAAATGGACTGAATTTCAACAAACTTTCACAGTCCGGGAAGACTTCCTTTTTGGCGAGGATCGTAATTTTCCATTTTATATTTACCTAGTTAAAAACGGCTGGGTGGAATTTAAGGAACCTATTTTGGTTAGAGGTAGCAGAACCGGACCTTATAAGCCTAGTCAGTTTGATGACGCCTATAAGTCAAGTGATGAAGCGAAAGAACTTGCTAGCAATGCACAAGCTAAAGCGATTCAAATTGCGCAAGGTGTGGAAGCAGTTCGGACGCAAGTAACACAGCTAAATAATAGCTGGTCAGTCCGGAACCTAAACAGCGCTGGGGACGTGCTGGGACAATTAAATTTGAACCCGGACGGCTCAATAAGAATTAATGAAGGTTTGCTTTCAATCGGTGAAAAAACCTATATTAAAGATGGCGTAATTAAAAAATCAATGATTGGTAATGCCCAAATTGACACGGCCCACATTAAGGAAATTGACGCTTCACAAGCTAACATCTTCAACCTGAATGTTAATAATATCAACGGTTTAAACGCTGAATTTATCAAGGCTAAGATTGAATATGCCTTGGTGGATTGGTTGAGGGGCAAAACAGTTTCCGCTATCAACGGTAAAACCGTGTTAAATCTGAATGATGGCCGTTTGTCTTTCCATGATAATGATACCGGTGTTTATCGGGAAGAACCGGGGGCGTCAAGTCAAGGCGTTTTCTTCAGGAATGATGATATCCGTATAGATGGCTATCACCGTATCAATTCAAAAGTCATTATTGGGGCGGATCGTCGTGATAATGATATTTTTCGCAATTGGAATCGCGGTGGATTTAATGGAATGATCGTGGACACAATTCGGGGAGTTGGTACAGAAGCCCACGACAACGCCGATAAAGTAACCTTTGTAGGGGACCGCTTTAACTTCACTCACTCTTACGATTACGACCCTAACACCAATTCCAACCCTTACGGCTGGAAAATGACAACGTGGGGAACCGCAACTATAGCGCCATTCGGGACAAATGGAAGAAACACCAATATACAAGCCGGCGATTTCTTACTAATCAACAATGGAAATAATGGCGTTTGGTTAAGGCAAGTTTTGCGAACTTTAAGAACAGCGTTACAGCATTTTGTAAATGCTGGGTTTGTAACAGATACTTTTACAGTACCTAAAGCCGGATCACAAATGCAAGTAGCTTTACACAGTTCTATCAGAAATGCAGTAGCTAACTCTTTAAGGGACTTTGATAAGCTGGGGATTTAAGAAAGGAAAATCAATGAACGAAGATTTTTATAATAGTGTACATTTTGAACTAGCTTCAGAAATTGGGCAAAAAGCGGTAATTATTGCGACACTTCAAGCGCAATTAAAAAATTGCCGTGAATACACTCAAAAGCTTGAAGAAGAAAAACAAGAACTTCAGAAAGCTAAAGATGAATTACAGGCAAGTTTTGAAGCCCTTCAGAAAGAAAAAGAAGAACTTCAAAACCAACTCAATGAATTGAAAGTAGAAGGAGCTGAATAATGCGGACTTATGCAGTAGTAGGGAAATACCCGGTATATGATGAAGATGGAAAAATCACACACACAGACATTTCTTTAAATGCAACTAGTGGGGGCTTTGATAGCTTCACCCAGCGAGTGGCAGGGGATCACCGGAACAAGCCGGACACTGAAGCGATTGAGCTTGCTAAAGACGCTTACTTTAAATCGGAATACGCCGAAAAAGCAATGTCTGAAAGCGTGCAGGAAATCGACAATTTGAAAGCTAAGGCCAAAGAGCGAGATCAAAAAGTAAAAGAGCAAAAAGAACAGCTTGAAACCATTAATAAGCTTGTGGAAAACAACGCTAAATTGACACACGTTTCAATTTTAAATGCTGTAATGTCCAAAAATATCACTTATGGAACAATCTATAAACAGTATATGGACCTTTTGCCTATCGCCAAAACCGGCGACACCTTCCAAACAGATGATTTATTTGTATTGGAAGACCCTAGCCATGAAGAAGTGGACGGGGAAGGAATTAAGATTTTAATTCAGGCCCAAAAAGCCTTTACTTACAATGGCGAACCTATCAGCGAATTTATGAAAGGCGGTAAGCTGGAACTAGGTACAGCGACAGCATGGCCTTTTGTTGGAAAGGAATAAGGTAACTTGTGGAAGTAATTGAACCGGATGGAATTTTTGGAATTTTTGAGGTAGTAAAGGACTTCTACGCCCACGGGATTGATGAACATTTTATCGTTTTTGCTTTAATGCTGATCGTGGCCCTTGATATTGTTTTAGGTGTATCAAGGGCGTGGGCCTACCATGACTTTTCTAGCCGTAAATGGCGGAAAGGTTTAGTCAGCCATACGGCCATGATCCTGATAACGGCGATTGGGTACCCGTTCGCCTTATATATGAATCTAGCGCCCGTGGTGGACGCTTTTATAATGGCTATGATGGCGGCCTATGGATCTAGTATTTTGGCTAGTTTATCCGCGCTAGGCGTAGAAATTCCGGGCCTTGATCGTTTTGTTAAGCAAAATATAGATCACGAAAAATTTCAACTTAAAGAAGGGCTAGAACAGCCTAGTAAATTAATTAAGAAACATAAAGGAGAAAAGAAATGAATCAAATTACTGATATTGTTGTAAGCGGGGCTATGAGTATTCTAGTAGTGTTAGTTGGTATTGTGGTTAATTCCGTCAAACAGTACCTTTTAACCCGTGGTGGGAAGAAAGCACTTGAAACCGCTGAAATCCTAGCTAAAAACGCCGTACAAGCTACCGAACAAGTGGCCGATAAATTGGACATTCACGGCGCTGAAAAGCTAGAACACGCTAAAACAAGCCTTATTGAAGGCCTTGAAGCTTATAACATTTATTTAACTAATGATCAGTTAAATACATTTATTGAATCGGCTGTAAAAACAGCTAATGACGCTTGGAAGAAATAACAGGGGCTTTAAAAATGGATAAAATTCAACTATTTCAAAATGAGGTGCTGGGCTACGGCTTTGATATTGATGGATCTTACGGGTGGCAATGCTGGGACGGTTACGCTAAATATTGTATTTGGCTAGGCGTTCCCTTTGCAAACTGTACCAATTCCGGCTATGTGAAAGATATTTGGGAACAGCGTTATAATAACGGTATTCTTGATTATTTTGATGAAGTAGAAAAGCTTGAAGGCAGTGAAGTTTGTATCTTTACGGAAAACGAATGGACCCCGGTTTCTCACGTCGCTATCTTTGTAAGTGACATTGACGGAAACCAAGGCTGGTTCCTTGGTCAAAACCAAGGCGGTGAAGCTGGGCCAAATGGTGGGGGTGCTTTCAACCTTGTGGCCTTCCCTTATTCAACTCTTTACCCTACAGCCTTCCGACCTAAAGGCGAACCACTTCCAAAAGAAGAACTCAAAGAGATCGTTACGGAAGTCATGGAAAGCCATGAAGTACCTTTCTTCCCTGAAGAAGCTACTTTCACAGTGGGAGATAGCCCTATCAATGTCCGCCGTTATCCGGATTTGACCGGTGAAATTGTAGCTACTTACCAACCGGGCGAAAAGGTTCACTACGATTCTAAGGGATCAAATGCAGGCTATCGCTGGATCTCTTATGTGGGAGCTTCCGGAAACCGCAATTATATGGCTATCGGTCCGACAGATGAAGCCGGGAACCGTACCGACTTATGGGGTATGCTTGAATGATGGGAATTAATTCTACAAATTTAAAGCAAACCAAAGGCGGGGAAGTCATTAAACAGGGTGATTTTGGTTCAACGTTTGAATTTGAATTACTTGATTATGCTGGTAAACCTATTGAAGGCCTTGACGGTCAAAATGCTAAAGTGAAACTAGCTGGGTCAAAAGGTAAGTTAGTATTTGAAACCACGGTAGAAGGTTCAAAAGCGAGTTTTAAGATTTTGAAGATCTTGCCGGTGGGAGTTTATCAATTAGAAATCGAATCCGGGGACTATGTTTTTCCAAGCGATCAAAGCGCCAAAATTGACGTTATTCAGTCGGTTGAAAATTATCAAGCGCCTGAAGTGGTGGAACTTGGAAAAGTCAATATTCAACATGAAATTTCTGAATACTTGACTATTCACCCCGTGGATATTTCTGAAACCGTTAAACGGTATTTAGAAAGTCACCCTATTCAGCCTTATAATGATAGCGCCCTAGTCCAGCGAATTGAAGCGCTGGAAGCTAGACCAGCCGGGCAAGCGGTGGATCTAAGTACCTACCTGACTTCAGATTTTGCTTATCAAACCTTTGTCAACTATACGGCGCTTCAAAGTCAAATGACGGAAACCATTAAGAACAAACATTTAGAACTAGGCTTGGACGCTTTAATAGACACCAAACTAGCGAATGGTGGGGATCCGTTCCAAACTTTGAGCAAGGCAAAGGAAACCTTTGCTACAAAGGAAGAATTAACAAGTTTGATCTCCCGGATCGAAGCCCTAGAAAATAAAAACCAATAATGGTTAACCCCTTCCATTCGGAAGGGGCTTTTTTTATTGCTGTTATAACGGAAAAAATTAGAAATGTCTATTAGAATAGACAATAAAAAAAGAACTGTTTTTCAGTTCGCTTTTTTAACTATACGGGCAAGAAAATGAATACGGTTTTGAATACGGTTTTTATAAACTATTGGAAATTAATAGATAACTATTAAAATCAGGAAGCCTTATTTTAAAAGCTTTTAAAGTATTAATAGAAATTAATAGAAAGCATTTTTCAAATATGCTAAAATAGTACCATT